TGGTCTGTGTAGGAATCGGTAGTTAAGGCTATACTTTTAAATAGCATGTTTTTATAAACACGCTTTCCTGTGATTACATCAAAGGGGATCCGGCTACTTTGCACTTCTAGGATGCGCGCGTACATTTGCTCTAATGGCATCCCTGCGCCTACGGTGTCCCATTGTGCCGTGATGGATAATTGGGCGGGCATAACGTAGGCATGGTCAGTGATACTGGCGCCACTTTGTACAGGGTGTTCTGTCAAGATTAAGGTATCGGTTCCTTTTTCCTCCAACGTCACGGTTGCCGTAAAGCCAGCAATGGAACGCTTAGGAATGAAACTAACAGAGCCAAACAGCTCACCTAAAGCACCGCCTAACCAGCTCATCGCGCCACCCCTTTCAAGTTACGCGCCATATCTGCATTTACCGTAGACTGTGCGCCAGAGATCGCCTTAGCTGTAGATTGCGGGTCAGTCGCGCCAGTAACAGTAATCTGTGTGTTCTGGCTGACAGTCTGGGATGCGCCGGGGGCAGCAGTTGGTACTGTTGGCCTTGAGCTAAAGCCTAGAAAGCTAGAAGCACTAGATGCGGCGCTACCAATTGCACTGCCTACTTTAGATGCTTTTTCCCCAACATAGCCGCCTACATTTGAAGCCGCATCACTTACCGAACTAGCCGCGCCTTTAATCCAATCAACCGAAGCCTTCACCTTGCCAACGACCTTATCAATCAATGCGCCGATCATATCAAATGCCGCGGTAAATATAGCAACTACGGCATCTATAACTGGTTTAAACCCTTCATATAGTTTCTGAAAGGCGACGCTATCAAAAAAAGCATTAATTAATGACTGTATACCAGCAAACGCAGCATAAAAAATAGCAACTACTGCATCTATGACGGATTGGAAGCCATCATATATTTTCTCAAAATCGATACTGTCGATAAAATTACTGATTAACGACTTGATGCTTTCCACTCCATCCGACCAAGCATTCTCAACTGCTGCCCAGAATCGTTTAAAAACATCAATTACCCAATCTACAAATACAGAAATAATGCCCATTACAAAATCAATTTCTTCCTTCCAATTGTCCCAAGGTATGAGTGACTCTCCCCCCTCAAGCCATGTTAAAAAGTCATCTATTAGAAGTATTAACGTTGCTGCAAGTGCTGCGATTGCTGTAATTAACGCGCCGATGGGGGTTAACATAAAACTTTTTGATAACAGCTGCCAAGCTATAGCTATAGCCGTAAGATAGGCGGGGATCCCCCCTAGTGCTGAGTTAAACTGGAATAATCTTGTTATCAATGTAACTAATACTGTACCTGTAGTGATTATAGCGCGAATGAACGGCTTCACTGCCTCAATGATGGCGGGCATTGACTTAACCATCAGGACTCTGAACTTGTCCATTCCTTTTGTGAACTGCGGAAGAAAGCCAGCAACCAACGCCCGGCTGAGGCTATCTGTGACCAAGCCTATTTTCGTAAACGCATCCTGAAAGTCGCTAGCATCCTGTGCGGCTTGCTCAATACTGACTCCCGAAGCATCCGTTAACTTTTTGTATTCGTCCCTTAGCCCTGACACGTCCGAGGTAAGAGTCTGTAACATGGTGTGGTCAATGCCCAGCTTACTTAATATGGCTGTCTGCTGCCCACGTTCCATGTCCTTAATAGCCGTTCCCACCTCATCCATGAGGGCAGGCGTTGACTTAAGTTTGCCGTTGGCGTCTTTTACACTAATTCCTAAAGATTCAAATACAGCCTTGCCACGACCCACACCCATCATGGTCTCACCAGCAACGCGTCCTAAGCCTTGCAGTGAACTAGCGGCAGATTCTAGGCTAGAGTCCATCAGCGATGCGACATAGCCCAGCTCATCTAGAGAACTAGCCGTGACACCGGCGGCGATGGATAAATCCGATAGCTTGTCTAAGTCTTTCGAAACCGAATTTGTCCAACCAAAGAGCGCAGCGGAGGCTGCGGCAATAGAAGCCCCTACGATAGCGACGCTTTTTGCTGCGCTAGCCATTGCAGAGTCAAACCTTTGCGGGTCTTTGACATCAAAGCCAACCGATACTAGAAATTCTTTAATTACGCTAGATGCCATTATTCCATTGCCTCGTAATACATATGTTCATTGATCGCTTTTACATCAAGAATTTCATTCATTACGGCAATATCTTCTAGGCTTAGGCTACCGTCTTTTACCTCACGATATAGGCAGAGGCCAGCCGCTACTGGCCGCCAGAGCCAGTCTTCCCCGTCTGACATGTTAGCCCAAGTAACCCTTTTTTTTAATTTTGGCTCAGGGACTCGGATGTTGTGCGGAGTTCTGAAAAAAAACCTGATAGATTCTTAACTAAACTTTTACCGGCCAAAGTTAACATTAATGCCATAGTCAAATCCTCGAGCATTAAGGCGCCGTTTTTATATATTGGCATCCAACCAATCCCTGAGTTTTCTTTCTTTGAAACTACCGAAAGTAGCCCAAAAATAACATAATCTGCCGTCTCATCTGACATATTAGAAATGGCATCTCCGAAAATTGGCAACATAGCCGTTAGCTTGTCTTTGTCTCCGCCTTCCGCAAAAGCTGGGGTTAACGCTTGTAGAAAAGGCGCCAGACGGCGCACAATATGAAACTGACTCCTAGCGTTAAGCGTACCGATTCGGTACTCAGCGCCTTGTATTGTGATATTTTCCATCATTTCCCCTTAAAATATTGACGGAGTGCCAATACCCAGCACGCGGACTGTAGAAATTGCATCAAATGCCCACTCCATCATTCCGCCTTCTTTAGCGTAAGTGATAGTTGGCGCGCGCTTAAATGCCGTACCCGATAACGTGATGACATCCCCACGCCCCAAATCAGTAATTACTATTACATTTCTGCCGTGCCTAACAGAACTTACTGTCTGGAAATTGTACATGTTCTGCAACACAGTATTAGTCGGGCTTGTCTTTAATAAACGAATTGTTACCGTGGATGACTCGTTAGCAACCAAACTGTGCATACCTTGACCGCCTGCGCCTATCGTAAGGATATTTTTATCCTCAATGGCCTCAATAGTAATCCCTTCTTCAGACACAGCAGCTGAGGCGCCAAGGTTAACGCTGCCGCCGGGGCCCACAAGCGTGGCATTAACATTTAAAAAACTGTAAGTTGACATTATGTATTATCCTTTTAAATTAGCGGTTTACACTAACTAATATGTCTAATTCCTGGAAAGCGCCAGCCAGTTTTAAGGCTATCTGTAAAGGTGGGGCAATGCGCTGCTCGCGGATGCTTTGATCTTGCAGAGACAAAGGCGGCGTATAGATATAATAACCGCTGGGCATGTAATCGCCGCGTTGCAACTGTCCAAAGCCGTCAGCATTCCATTGTCCTGGAGCTACTAGTCCGTTATTTATTGATTCATCGCAAACTGCGGCGGCTGTAGCAATGAGCTGATTTTGCCCTGCGTCAGTTTGTGGAATCTTTGTAGTTGATTGATATAAAAGATTATATTCTGCATTCTGCAAAGCATCTTTAAACCAGCTCAGGCCGTGTATCTCATCAAAGTAAGCCCCAGAACTCATGACGCCGTACTGGATGATTGAAGTATCGTTAACGTAATTTACGAATACGTTACAATTCTTCATCTTTAGCGTTTGCGCTTGTGTCTCGCTAAGATACTCAGCATTAACGCCAGGCTCTACTTTATACATTAGGGTAATAGTGCTTCGGTTAGCGGCGAAGTTGACACTGAAAGCGCGACCCATGAAGCTTGACACTGCGTATATATTTTCGCTGTATTGGGTAAATGTCCTGTTGTATTTTAACGCTTTTAACTGGCTCGCTAAGTCGTCAGTAACTGATGCACTCAGAACGTCTGGCGAAGTAATCGTTACGCCGTAGATGCGGTCAAGGCTTAAACCTTCTATCAATCCGGCTACTTCGATCGCTTGCTCATTTGTTACTAGGGTATTAGATGCAAACATGCAGCCAAACCACACCGCGCTAGTATTTGCTAGAATTGCCACGGCATTAACTGGCGTCTCGGCGTCTGTGCCGGTCTGTATGGCTACGGCTAATGCTTCGGTACCCTTTAGCTGGGCGCTTATGTCTGTGCCGCCAATACCAGTCATTAAGTAACTGACTTCTGATATGGAGCCGGGAAGTTGAGATGTGAAGTTGAAACGCTCACCGTCCCAAGCACACACAGCCTGACCGCCTGCTGCTTCCATTGTCGTTGTAATCAATGACGCTACAGCGTTCAAGTTTGCCATGCCGGTAAAATCCATACCGCCTAGGTTAAGAACCGGGCCACTATTCAGTATGACAGTAAATGAAGCATCTGTAATAGACGTCCACGCGGTCATTAACTGCTCTGATTCACTCAGCGCGCCACAAGTCAGAAACCCATTGCTACCGGAAGATACCCAGCGCCCAATTTGCAGCTGTTGCGGACGTGGTGATTGGCCGAAATACAACCTAGCGGACAAGTAGGCGGGGTTAGTAGTGCCGAAATCTTGCGCCACATCCTCTAGCGTAATGTAAGTACGCACCCGTTCCGCGGGGGTGATGACGTCGCTATCGTTGATGATTAGCAAAGTACCGAATCCCCTACGCTGTGCAGCAAGAGGTGAAAGGGTAACGGTAGTCCTAATTAGTCTACCGACAGATAAACCTTGTGGCATGCTATAACTCCTGTGTAGTCCAGCTGCCGGACAGTCCGGCATCTGTAGTGTAATTACCTGACGCATTAGTTAAGTTTAATATTGCGTAAGTATTTTTAATAGTACGTCTAAAGTGCAGCATGATATCGGCGCGGTCATACCAGCGGTCATTAACCAATTCTGGAACATGCACAATTTGGTCAGAGTACGCATAAGTAACTGCTAATAGCGCCAACTGTTCCCTATTTTGTGACAGCTCCAAACCGTCGCGTAATATGCCCGCGTAAGTCTGACAATCTGGGCCGTAGAAGCTGGCGACAACATCGAAATTCTCTACTCTTTGTAACTGTGAGCCAGTTACACTTTGCCATTGCTGCCAAGCTGTGCCAGCTTCTGTTGTTCTGTTGACTATTGAGTAAGCACACCATAGCACATCTAAAAGCGGACGGATGGGTGCGTTAACTTGCCAAGCTGGACGTACAAGTTCCGCGTTTAGCCCTGTAACTCCGGCTAGTACATCATGAACAAGACGCGATAAATCCCTATCTGTAACCGGAAGGCTCGTTAAGGTAAGGTATCCGCCCGTTGCGCTAGTGTTAGACATTGGAGGCATCCTCCATCTTGCAGGTTGCCTGAGTCCAGCCGCCGCCCCAGTTTAAAAAGTCTTCCGGGATATCTACAACTTGATAACGCTTACCACGCCACAAAATCACATCAGAGTAACCATTAGGGGAAAATTCTAGCTGCAAATCTCCCGCATACCAGACGGAAATGCCGCTGTGTAGGTTGGCTAGTTGCGGTAGGCGAGCCAAGGAATTTTGGTTGACGCTTTGGATAACGCAAATAATGTTAAATGATTGTTCTGTAAGCTGCATCTCCCCGAATTCGTTAAAGGTTGCAGTTCTTTTTATCAGGACGGCCTCATCTGTAAAATCTGGGTCTTCCAATAAAAAACTTACGTCAACATTAGCCATTATTGCCCCTGACGACATAAGTGATTGAGTTTCTAAGTTGCCCGGTGTCTATTAAAGGCTTTGTACGGGTTGCACCTTTTGCTTCGCGTGCTTTTAGTGTGCTAGCTGAAAGAGGCGCGTAACCATCACCAGCAGTTAAAGTAGCCCTTACGCTAGATACGGCTTTTAATCCTGCCCTAGCGTAGGCTTCATCTAATGCGTTGCTTTTACCGGACAGGAAAGCATCGGAGCCTAAAGCAAGCTCTTTTAATATCTCATCCTGTACAGCTTTAACGCCCGGTAGTAAAAATGGCCTTGCGGGGATGTTCTGAATTGCGCTGCCGTTTTCGTTGATGTATCCAATGTCTGCATTGCCTATCTGCTCAGCAGCTCTGCCGTCTTTGTTTTCAGGGATGCCGATTAAAAGGCTTTTTTTGGGTAGATCTCTAAAAGACTTTTTAATGTCGGCTATTTTGTCCTGTAAAACAGTAATGCCTCTCATACCTGCAACGCCCCAGCGCCTATCATTCGGGCTAGCCGTATCAATGTCCGCCCGTAAGATGTTGCGTTCCATTCTCCCGCGTTTTCTTCCATGACGCTAGAGCTATCGTAGGCATAAGAAACACTACCTACATGTTTATTAGAGATAGGCCCAGAGGTAGAACCGGGAGCGCGATTCATGCCGGGGTGCGCGTTGTTTTGCGCAGCTAAAGCTATCGAGTGGGCAACAAAAAGCTGTAGCCCATACGTATAAACCCAACGCCAGCGATCGGTGATAAACAAAGCCTCACCAATGCCTGACCAGAAGGTAATCTGACTATCAGGGTATGTGACTAGATTACTAAACTCCGGGAAGGCAAGGCGAAACCCTGCAATATCAAACTCTGGCATTATGCACCTTTTTTTGACACGTTAGCGTCGTTAACTTTTGTATCGGCGGCTATGATGATTCGGCCTGACTCCATGCACAACTTAGCGTACTTATCCTCATGTAGGTCATGGGGGATAGTTTGCAATCCTTGATCGTACAGAACGCCTTTAATGTATGTAGGGCCTTTAAATATTGCTTGCATGTATTTTTCCTCAAATGCCGTCGCGGTAGCCGACAGTCTCAGGGTAGACGAATTCAATAGAACCAAAGCCCCAAATATAAGGCGCAATGAAACGGATGCCCTGGTAGTAGGCAGTTTCACGACGAACTGGAACCATTGGGAAGCGCACAAAATCTTCATTGTTGGTATAGGCCATCATGCGGTCTGTGTCACCTTCTCCAGCGCCAACTAACCATTTTAGAGGCTGAATATTTAAAGGTCTGCCGTTAATGTTATTAGCTATGGAGTTTTGGGCTAAGTATTGCAGTATTGACACATTGCCAGCAGTGCTAACTATTTTAGTGCTAATCAATCCGTATTGTTGAGGCGGAATGCGAAGTTCTGAGGGGCAGATAGCATAACCAGAGGAAGCCCACACAGAAGTTAGCAATTCGTTAACCTGCTCAAGAATTGTCGCTGGTGTTGCAGTATCCCACTCGGCACCAGTAACGGCACCAGCCGCTACAATTGGGTTGTTAACTAGGCCAACATCTCCTGTGGCAACGTCGCCAACGTATACCTGGCTGTCTGTGTCCATCTGGTACATTAAGTTAAACGCGGACATTTGCGCTACGTCGATCCCTTGCCCCAAAAGCTGCGATCGTTCCAGCTCTACGGAGCTATAGCTAATTTCACGACCTAATAGACGTAAAGGAGTAGCTATCTTTTCACCATTAACAGAAACGGTGGGGATCGTGTTTGAGTTTGCGCTCAGCCAAGGCTTGCCGTTGGCCTGCTGAGTACCTACGCCAGCAACAGACGTTCTAGTGAAAGATGTAAGTTCATACGCCAGCGTAACACCTGAGCGTAACTTAATATCCCTATCCCAAGTAACAGAGTAGAGGGGTTCGTGCAGCTTCTGCTCAAAGTTTTCTAGCTGATTAATGAAATATGCTAGGGTGCTGTCTTGTGTGCGCACCGCACTATCAAAAGCTCTAGCCTTGATGATTTGTGTCATTTGTTTTTTCCCTTATGATCAACGAGCAATGCGAATTTCAGCATTGTTTTGTGCGTCTTTGTTGTCGGAAGCCCAGATTACATTAGGCAACAACACCGTATTTGTTCCGTTAATAGTCGCAGTAAAAGAACCTATGGGCTGGTTGGCATAAGCCACTACGACTACGAAGACATTATTGCCGCGAATAGGCGTACCAGTAGGACACAATACGTTGACATAACCACGAGTAACGATACCTTGAGTAGATATGATGTTAGGGCCAGCGCCTGCGTAAGTATTAGATCCTGCAACATTGGATGATACGCTCGGAGCAATACGAGACAAGACACCGTAAAAAAAGGCCGCAGTATCAGCAGTTCCAGCAGCGCCCATTGTCTGGAATGTCGTACTTCCGCCGCCTGTTGTTTTTAACGCCAGGCCATAAGCCGCGGGCGTAAAGTCAAGACTCAGAATGCCTGGCTCAACGGTTGTCTCATCAGGTCTGGTAACTTCGCCGGGAATACCAGCGGGCGCTCTGTACAAATAAGAAGTCATATTAATTTACCTTTTTGTGGCGTAATTCGTTCATTTGATTAATTCTTTCTGGAGTCATAGGGCCATTATTAAGAGTGCGGAAGCTGTCCACAGTCGGGGCAAGCTGCGCGGCTCTCTTGGCTTTAATAACTTCAGAGCACGCTTTGAGCTTGTTTTTTGGTGACATACCATCAAAAGTAGATAGTATTTTTTTGCCTTCCGTGGTACGAGCCAAACAAGACAAGGCGTCTTTAACTAGCGTACGACTTGGCGCTAAGCCAGG